ATAATATGTTAGTTTGGATACTTATATTTATAATTGCATTATTTTTACTATATGATGTAGATATTACAGGTGAACGTGTAAAAGTTCACGGTTTTACTACAAAATACTTCTATATGTCGCACGGAGAATCTAAAAATGTATACGAAAAGATGAGGAAAGATGAGTTACCGAATGATACTATTAAAGAGTTTATTATGATGGAAGATAGATTCCTTAATCTTGAACGTTTATCAGTTTGTACACAAACATCACGGAAAATAGAAGCATTTGGCCTTTCTAAACAAATAAAAGATAGGTTTCGTGGATATGATTTTTCCTATCATGACAAACATCTTAAACAAATTTCTGAACCACATAAACTTATAAATCGAAGTATAGTATGTTTATAAGGTATAAAAGTGTTCGTCTATGTGCTCCAGCTTTCATTTCATATATATTATCGTATATAAATATGATGAGATTTGTATCATCTTTATCTCGGTGTTCTTCTAAATATTTTCTAGCATTATCAGTATTTATAAATTCATCCGTACAATAATACTTTATTTCTAAATCCCCCATACCTGATTTGTGCATTTCTCGTTCTAATCGTATATAATCCGCTATAGTGTAAAATATAGTATCTACTATGCTCGACAAAATATAGTTATTCCAACGTTCTTTATGATCTATAATGAAGCCGTTTCTATTTTGTCGGACACGATTTAATAATAATTCTCTTGGGTCTTCCATTTATTTAGTTTTGCGTTTATTCTTTAACGCTAACGGTGGTTTTTGGTGGAGTTCTCGTTTTATCTTAATATAATTCTTTATCCTATTACTGTTGAGTGGTGGTATTTTTGGTAAATTTAACGCGTATTTTACAACGTCATTCACTACATTTTTACCAAACTTACCGTATATTTTTTCAGCTTCTTTTTGAAGAAGTTTCTTTTTAAGATTTTGTTCTTGGTTAAATTTCCAATCCTTTACCATAGCTCTTTTGATATCGTTCGCAACTAGTTTTTTAATTACACCATTACGTGTAGTTACATTGAGTGATTTATTCTTTTCCATTTTATTTAATTGTGTTTTTACTTCACGCGCGTTTTTATCCAAATCCATAACTTTACCATACTTTGTCATCCATTTTTTACCATACATTTTAACAAGATCATTCTTGATACTTGTATTATTAATACGTCGTTTTTTATTTACAACGTTTCTATTTCTTTTCAAAAGAGCTCTTTCCATCTCATTTGCAAGTGAATTTGGTGTATTAGGTGTTTTTGGGGTTTTTGGTTTATTTTGAAGTTTCTGACAAAGTGTTTTTACAGTATCTTTATCTTCAACTGTGATACCTTTAGATAATGATATAGCAACGAGTTGTTCCTTTTTCATAGTTCGACACAATTTTCCATCAATTTTTAAATTGGATGTACCCTTTTCAATTGCATCGAGTGCCGAACATATAGTTTCTTTTGTATTTTTCTGTTTTACACCAACTACACCCAATTTTTTAGCGACGTCGAGTAATACTGGTTTCGTAAGTCTATTACATTTACGACCGCCTATTTTCATAACACCATCTTTATCATATGAAACAGATACATTTTTAGATGGAGTCTTTTTCTTTTTCGATGTAGTTCTTTTCTTTGGGATTTTAAAACAACAATCTGATCCCTGTGGGTTTTTACGTACTTCGAATCCACTTTTACATGGTGGTCTTCTAGGTTTTGGACATGTAGAAGCTTTTACACCTCTTTTAACTGGGAGTTTTGGTGCATTTACATTACGGTTTACTAAACCCTGTGTATATCCTAATACATGGAGTAACTTTACCATATCGACACCTATTTTATAAGCTTTTTCAAGGTCGTCTGGATCACTTTCACCTTGAATTTGAACTACACCCGAACCAAGTTTTCCAGATTTAGACGATAAAACAAAATTATGGTCTTTATATTCCATGTATAAAAAGGGTGTTAATTCGGTTTCGTATCTAACACTTTGAGCTTTTACTGGATTTTGTTGTGTAATTCGTGTTAAATCGAAGTTTACATTTGTATTAAAGAAACCTGCAATATTGTTATATTGAATTTCATTATATAAAAAGCTTTGTTTTTCTGAATATGTATCAATTAAATATTTACGCAATGATTCAGGTTGTCGTTTAAGATTCTTAGACCCTAAAAAACCGCCGGAAAATCGAATTTTACCATTACTGTAAATTACAAATGTGAAATTCTTACGTTCCATACCATCCATGATATATCCACTCAATTGTACTGAAAAGAATTCTTTATTTAAATCACCTTTTAAACCAAAATTAGACGTATGTATAACACCCGTCTGAAACCTTCCGAAATACCCTTTAATCTCATTAAGATCGATGGTTAAACCAGGTGCTATTTGAGCGTGACCTTTTGGTTTTTGTTTTAAAATGTATTTTAAATTTACACGTTTTTCATCCGTTGAAAACTTTTTGTTTACAAGAACATTATACATACCTGGATGAAAAATTCCAATTTTGAGTCCACCCTTTTTAGTGGGTACCATTTTGGATTCTGTCTGAATAGATACATTCGAATTTTTTACAAATTGCCTGGGATCCATATCTTATTCTAATAGGATATTTTATTTAATAATCATTACTTATTTCTTGGATCTCGTCTTCGTTTACTATATCGATTCCAAATATAAATGACTGCTTTTTGCATAATCTACCTTTGTATGTCAATTTGTCTTCTCTAACTTCTATATCACGCTGACTAAATGGACCAACGTAAAAATCTTGTGTAAACCGCGGTTTTCCAAGATTATTTGCTTGGCAATGTGAATTAAATAATGCAACAAAATCTTTTTGTGGACAGAATAACTCAGAACCATATCTTACAGCGGTTGACTGTAAGAAGTTTTCGAGCGTGTTTGCTACCGTTGCAACCTGTTTTTGAACTGTTTTAAAATATTCTGGTACAACGTTCCAAATATCCTTATCTGCGTATTTTTGTGAATATTCGAGATATGCACGAATACATTTTTGAAGTATGATGGGTAATTCGGTATCGAGTTTATTTTCGAGTGTTGGGTCTGCATTTTTAACCTGTTTACCAAAATTCCATGTAAGGATACGACGTAAAACACTTCCTGAGTTATCTTTCCAATCTGGAATTTCATTCCCTCCAAGTATACCCGGTGTTTTCCATTCAAAAGATTTAGCTTTTTCATGTTTTACTGCTATAGAAACATCTTCACCTGATACTATAGACTGAAATTCAGCCTGTTCGAGTTGTAAATCACCCTTTACTTCGGGTGCAATAAACATGAAAGCATCATAAATAGACGACAAACCAAATTTCTTTTCGACGTTATTTGAAAGTGTACTTACATCATCCGCGTTATAAAATTTACGAAAAACTTTCGTGATAAGGGTAGATTTACCGGAGCGCGCAATACCTTTTAAAAACGGTATAATTTGCCATGCATCCATATCATTTACATTAAAACATAAACGTCCACCCATAACATACATCCACTTAGATACCTCTGAATCAAATTTTTGATAATCGAGTATAGATTGAAAAAATGGTGTTGGTATATCATACCAATTTTCTATATGGTCGTATTCTGTAAATTCCTTATCGAAGTATTTACAACTTACAACAGTCTGATCGAGGTTTTTAAATTCACGAGAATCGTACGTATAAAATCTCGATTCGTACAATCCCGTTTTTGCAGACCATTCTTTTCCTATAAAAATACCATTTTTAAACGACCAAACGTGTCTATTTTTGATAATCTCAGGGAACTGCATATCTTTACAATTTGTTAAATGTCGAATAACATCATTGTATACCGAACCACGTGTTGATAAATTTTTCCATAGTTCATACCGTGTTTCTTTTTGAGCGACACCATATACATAATCTTGAATAGTTTCAACCTGTTTCCAGGCACGCGTATCCTGTTCCTCATCCGTTTTAATTTGGATACAGCAATATCCCTTATATCGTTTAATATTCATTTCGTATAGGTTTTGTAAACATGCAAGAATAGCCTGTTGATATGGTACTAATTCGTCTATCTTATCAATGGTCGAACATCTAAAAATAGATGGGTCTGATTCAGGGTTTATGGGTACGTACGTTGGATTATTAATTCTTTCATGTATACGTGCGGCTCTAAAAATGATTTGCCAGGCATCGTCAACCTGATCAATAAGACGGTTTATACGCATAGATATTTTCATATCTTCGTCATCTTCTATATCTAAAAGTTTCAAAACTTCAGCACGATGATACATTTGTCCTAATTGCATTTTTAAACGTTTGTGATTTCCAGAAACAAGTTCAACATCAAACCTAATTGGAATACCCGTTTCGGGGTCTAGATCCTGAGGATTTATAAAATTTTTATATCCGAGTTGGAATGATACCATGCTATTATTTGTGGCATTGATATCCCACATATCTTCCAATTGGGATAGAAGGTGCATAAACTCTTCAGGGTTGAGAGATTGAATCTGGTTAGACCACATAATAGCATTGGATTCACGTTGATTTGATTCCGAACTAATAAAATGTGTTTCTTCCATTTTCTTTTATTTACATATGATTATTTTTCTTAAGTTTATTTTTTTTGTAAATGAGATAACATTTTTATTAAAATTTTATTTTGGATCTCCATCTGTCTTGATATATTTACCAGAGCAGAACATACAGTTTCGCCATCTTCAGTCGCAAGTACGGAACTCAGCAGACCACCCATATCCATTACATATTGTTCATCATCTTCGAACATATTATCATTTTCATCGTCTGTCATTTCAAGTTCAAGTTCATCAATAATAGATTCTCGATCTTCACTTCCATCGGTATCATCAATTTCATCGATTTCATTATTTTCTTCAATTTCTTCAGTTGGTTCAAGAAGTGTTTCCTCTTTGTCGGTCATTTGTATTTACCAGGAAAAATCAAATTGTGTTTTTTCGCGAGTGTCACCTGAAAAAAAAATCTTGGTATATAGTACAAAAAACAAACAAAATGGCCGGTGGTCTCATGCAACTCGTCGCCTATGGCGCCCAAGATGTCTACTTGACTGGTAACCCAAAAGTCACTTTCTTCCAGGCGGTTTACAAACGCCACACTAACTTTGCGATGGAAAACATCGAACAAACCGTCAACGGTACTGCCGCGGCTGGTGGTCGCGTCTCCGTCACGGTCGCCAGAAACGGTGATTTGATCGCGGACATGTACGTTGAATTACAATGCGCTGGTGTACCAATTAAAACTGAAGATGCCTGGATCGCGGAATCCGCGGTCAAGGATGTTGAATTGTCGATCGGTGGTCAAAGAATTGACAAGCACTACCAAAGATGGTGGAGATTGTACGCTGAATTGTACTTGGATGAATCCAAGAAGCAAAGCTACGGTAAGATGACTTCGGCTACTTTGGATAACTCGAAGGTTTACTTGCCATTGATCTTCTTCTTCAACCGCAACCCAGGATTGGCCTTGCCATTGATTGCCTTGCAATACCACGAAGTCAGAATTGACTTTGACTTGGCGGACACATACACTCATTTCGACTCGTTCAAGGTTTGGGGTAACTACATCTACCTTGACACCGAAGAGCGTAGACGATTCGCGCAAAAGGGTCACGAATACTTGATCGAACAAGTCCAGCACACTGGCACTGATGCTTTGGCGGCCGCCGCTTCCACCAAGCAAGTCAGATTGTCGTACAACCACCCAGTCAAGGAATTGGTCTGGTGCACTGACCTTTCCTCGGCGCAAGCTGGTGACGCGAACGGTATTTGGAACTTTACGAAGACTCCAGTCACTATCTCCTCGAACGTAGAATGCTTGACCAACACCGCAAACGTGTGCATCTCCCCATCCTCTGCGGGTGCCCCACAATTGCTCTTGGACTCCAACACTCAATTCGATGAAGACACGTCTGGTCCACTCTCCAAATTCAAGTTGGTCCTCAACGGTCAAGACAGATTCAAGGAACAAGAAGGCAAGTACTTCAACTCGGTCCAACCATTCGTCCACCACTCCGGCTCCCCAATGCCAGGTATCTACTCGTACTCCTTTGCGCTTAAGCCAGAAGAGCACCAACCAACTGGTACCTGCAACTTCTCCAGAATCGACAACGCCCAAGTTTCGATTGAAGTCTCTGAAGCTGCCAGAAACCTCCACATGTTCGCGACTAACTACAACGTCCTCAGAATCCAATCCGGTATGGGCGGTCTCGCGTTCTCCAACTAAGCGTATCTTAGTTTACTGATTTTAGCAAAAAAAATAAAATTTAAAAAATAAATAAAATTTAGATTTTAAAATTTAGAACAAATTTTAAAGTTTAACCTTGAAATAGTTTTGTATTTTTTCGAGTATGTACCAGTTTACTTCCATTTTACCCGTTTCAATTTTGTTTATAGTATCTAAAGTTTCTCGAATTCTATGTGCAAGTTCAACTTGTGTATGACTTTTCTCTATACGTATACGCTGAATTTTTTTACCCATTGTAGTATCCATATTAATATTGATTAGAGTTTAACACCTAAAACTCGACGCAGTTTTTGCATGATTTTAGGATCTGGTATAGCTTTACCTAATTCGTATGAAGAGATGATATCTGATGATACGTTTATGAGATTTGCAAGATCTTTTTGTGTATACTGTTTTGCGACGCGCGCCCTTTGGATCGTTAATCCTGTTTCTTTACTTACTTTTTTGTGTGTACCACCTAATACAGCTTCATCGAGTTTCTGGTCCGGTGTTTTACCAGAGTATTGACTCCTTTTTGGTAACTTGATTTCCTGTCCCATGAATTTGACATACTTTTCCTTTTCACGTGATTTATCAACTTTACCTCGAATAATAACTGGATCCCAATCCTGGTAATGATTCATTTTAATATACAATAAGTTAAAATTTTAAGTATTTATATAAAGTATATGACTTTTATACTTGAAATAATAATACCCCTTATACTATTTGGTCTTATGTATAAAAATTTTGATAAATTTATGCATTGTTGTACTCCTAAATCATGGCACGACCTTGATTCGGAGATATAAAGATTTAATGTTTATAATAAGTTAATGGAAGGTGTTTATATATTTTTAATAGTTTTTGGAACTATTTGGTGTATGTATTATTTATTAGAACCAGTTTGTAAATGTTATTATAAGTGTTTCCCAAAAAGACGAGAATATGATATTGAAGTATAAAGTTTAAAACCTATGTATACTATAAATGATAGACGTCTATACAGATGGAAGTTGTTTAGGTAATCCCGGACCAGGTGGTTGGGCATATCTTATAGTTGGAACACTTTCGACTGTCGTCCATAAAATAGAAAATAGTGGTGGTAGGGATATTACTACAAATAACGTAATGGAAATGATAGCAGTTATAAAGGCTATGGAAAAGTGTATAGAATTGGAAATTGGAGATATTACTGTGTACACTGATAGTAATTATGTGCGCATGGGATTAATTGAATGGTCAAAGAATTGGCAAAGAAATGGTTGGAAAACAGCATCAGGGTACGCGGTTAAAAATAAAGATGAATGGATAAGATTATTAGAATTAATGAATATGTTTGATACTGTAGATATCAAATGGGTAAAGGCGCATAATGGAAACGAAAATAACGAACGTGTTGATACATTAGCTAGGGAGTATGCATACTTATTTTCTAAGAAATAGTAATGGGAGTTAACACAGCAGACCAACATCATTGGTGTCCAAAACAGGAAAAACTTCTTATCGGATGGGCCGAAAAAGCTGCCGGATATAGATGGTTACATAACTATTCGCGTATGTTTTATAAGAAACAAAACGATTGGTTATCGTACCCGTGTATAATTATTTCGAGTATAACAGGTGTCGGTGGTTTCGCAGTTTTGAGTCCAAACGATGAAAGTATGTCTGATTCAAAAAAGCAACAAATAATAGCAGTTCAATACTTTTTTGCGTTTTTAAACGTTCTCGCGGGTATACTTACATCCGTTTCTAAGTTTAATAATAGTTCAAAAATGATGGAAACACACTCGTCCATGTGTATTCAATGGTCCAAGTTTTATAGAAATATCGAGATGGAATTATCACTCGAGACAGAACATAGAGGTGATGTAAACGAATTCGTGACGAAGTGTCGACAGGAATACGATCGTCTTTTGGACGATTCTCCGGATATTCCTCCAAATGCTATAGACGCGTTTAATATGGCGTTTCCAGATAAAGAAAATAAACCCGACGTGTGTAATGGGTTAAATGTAATAGGAACAAACCTTGGTGGTAGTACAGATAGTGAGTATAATAAACGTAAAATTGTTAAATGGTTAGCTAAAACGAGAACAAATACACCCGATTTAGAACATGGGAGAAGAATGAGTAAGGAATTATCACATAATGATTTACAATCACATCCAATTAAATAGGAAATCAGTATAAAGATGAAAATAGTTAGTATAGTAAAATGATGGAATATACAGAGTATTTGTTACGTTTAATAAAAGTTGTGTTCGGCTTAAAGTTTATGGTAGATGTATAAATATGATCCTATAGCTCAATTGGTTAGAGCGCGGTGCTTATACATTACTAGGTATACCTAAGTGGCTTTATCGTCACATACGCAACGCCGAGGTCGCGGGTTCGACCCCCGCTAGGATCATACATTACCTACTTTCTAACGTGTTAAAGATTTAATACGTTAAAAAGTAAATGAATATAGTTTTATCGAGTATCAAATATCAACCTCCTAGCCCGGAATATAAACGTATACAAATACGTAAAAATGTATTTGAAAATACATATTCTAAAAAAATAGATATTACATTTGAAACGTTTGAAAATCCTCGACTTAGATATAGGTTTGCGGAAGCTATAGACGATGCAAATCAAATATGTGCGAATGCATCTTCTGATGAATGTTTTAGTGCATGGGATGAGGTTGACGAACTCGAAGATTCGATGATGCGCGCGGGATTAAATCTATTTCCATATTATAGCATGAGATACGGGTCATTATTACGAAGAAATTTTAAATATCGGTTTAATATTCGTAATGTTGAAGATCATCACATTATTCCCTTACAATTTAGACATCATCCTTTATTCGATAAAGTAAATTATGATTTAAACTCAGGTAATAACATAATTATGATGCCACGTGAAATTGGTAATTTACGTAAAAATAGAATTACACATAATGGACCACATTATAAATATAATAAATTTGTTGGTGATATTCTCGATTCTATGATGTATATGAAAGAACCAGAATCAGAATTTAAACAGTTTGTTGACTTTTTAAAAACTGGGTGTCGTTTTCGTCCACAGGATATACCATGGAATTAATTACCATCCGTATTTGAGAACAGCTGATGTTTTTGCTGTAGGGTACCGTTTTGAGAAAAACTCACGTTTTCCCCAGTTACTATGTCCGATTGTGCTATTATGTGTACGATCAATGTGTAAACAATGTCTAAGATCTTTATAGTATACGCGTGCACCTCTCGCTATTATATCTTCGTGTTTCATATCAACGTGATTATCAATTGGAAAAAAGTGTTTATAGTATTGTTTCATATTTTCTACGTTTATAAGGTAACATTTTGTACTTGAAATCCATTTAACACGTTCGAGACCACTCTTATCACGTTTTTCTTCATCTGGGTAACGTGACAAACAGTGAAAGAAACACATTTCGAAATCATCACCTTTTTTATTTATAACATCCTGTATTTCACGATAAACGCGTCTATCTTTTATGATGGTATTATCTTCAAAGATAACTGCATATTTGAGGTTTTGGTCGAAACATCTTCTATAAAAATCCATGTGTCCCATATAACATCCTATAGCTCCTAAATTGAAATAAGTAATATCTGGTCGTGTTTTATTTGCATTATAGTGTAATTTGAGAGCCTCACGGTAATATACTGGGTCGATAACTTTCTGGAACTTTTTAGCATTTTCAAGTTTCCTGGTATCTGTTCCGTAAATGATTTCTAATGGTATAGAATTATCGTAATGATCTAAAAATTTATCACGGCGGTCTGCTGATGTTTTCAGGGTAAGGAGAAAACATTTATATTCCACGTTTCGCCGAGATCGAATAAATAGTAATGTAACGAGTACGAGTAGAAGGATTAATAGTAATATTAGAACGAACATCCTTACTTAAAGAGTACAGACAAAATAAATATGGGGAAGCTACTGTCATATAGTGGTTAGTATCTTGGACTTTGAATCCAATCACCTAGGTTCAAATCCTAGCAGTAGCTGGTAGAGATGCCGTGGCCGAGTGGTCTAAGGCGCCAGATTAAGGCTCTGGTCCGAAAGGGCGCAGGTTCAAATCCTGTCGGCATCACCCGTGCGATAGCTCAGTTGGTAGAGCATTGGATTGTAATTTAATTAAATTATTATAACTATTCGTTTAGTGACTAAACTCCAATTGTCCCGAGTTCGATCCTTGGTTGCGCGACCCACCCATTACTTTCTCTCGTAACTCAGTTGGTTAGAGTGTGCGACTGTTAATCGCGAAGTCAC